ATCAGTTTAAGCCTGCTAGGTTTGATCCTGACGCTAAACCTATGTTGAAACCCTTTATGAATCCAATTGTTCCCCTGTGTTTTGCACCAGATGTGTGCAAGAACAATGAGGAGGCTTCAATTGAGGGGAGAATACAGGAGTTAGTAGCTAATAGGGTGGAAGTGAAAATGACCCCCCGGTTGATGCGCTCTATGGAGGCATTTTTCCGTATGTTAGTGCCTGAAAGAAATAAACAGACGTATGTTCCTGAGGATGATGATGTTGTGTTTGCTAAGCAGAACCGTCCAACTCAGCGGAGGATTCTAGAGCAAGCTGCTGATGACCCATCGCATTTGTCTCGAGAACCTATTAAAAGCTTCATGAAGAAAGAGGCTTATGGTAAGGTTACTGATCCTCGTGTTATTTCCCAGATCCCACCCAAGAACAAGCTAAAGTATTCTAAGTATATCTATGTTGTTGCCTCTATACTCCGGCGTGCTCCATGGTATTCCTTCGGGAAGACCCCGTTGCAAATTGCCACTAGAGTGGCCATGATATGCTCGAAAGCTAAGCGCAATATTGTGAAAACTGATATGTTTCGTATGGATGGAAATGTTTCCCCATTGGCGAGAGAGATAGAGCATGCTTTCTTGTTATGGGTGTTCTCCCCTAATTATCATCAAGAATTAAATGAGGTGCATGCAACGCAGCACAATCAGTATGGATTTGGCATGTTTGGAACTAAATATGAGACAGATTCTACGAGATTGTCGGGCTCCACTGAGACTGCAGATATGAACTCGTTTTTGAATGCCTTTATGGCGTTTGATGACATATACAACTCTCCTTATGAGGGAGTTGATCTCACTCCTGAAGAAGCTTATGCACTTCTAGGTGAGTATGGTGGAGATGATGGCATTACCCCCGATAGAGATGTGGCGCATTATACTGCCACTTGTGCGTCTATTGGGCAGGTGTTGGAGGCAGAGGAGGTGAAGAAAGGAGATGTTGGTGTTGATTACCTGGCTAGATTATATGGCCCTGAGGTATGGCACGGGGATCCCACTTCTATGTGTGACGTTAAGAGGCAACTTAGTAAGCTTCATGTCACTGTATCACTCCCAGCCTCTGTCACCCCCATCCAGAAACTAGCTGAGAAGTTAGTCGGATTTAGCTTATCGGATCACTCAACGCCCATTATTGGTGATCTCTACGCAAGGATGTGCACGGTTTGTCCTGAGGTTTTCCCTGGTCAGCTTGGCACATTGGGGTCATGGATTGCCCCCTATGCTGCACATTTTGATGATATTGATGAGCAGTACCCTAATGATTACGACTCTTGGATGGATGATGAAGTGTCCCGCACACTGCCCACTTTTGATACTGAC